AACCCCAGCATCCCATTCCGGCCACATTGGCTTCACAACAACAGGTTTGCCGCAAATTGTTCCTTCCTGACATTCCGCTTTGCTGGCAAACAAGCCTCTTTTAGCGTCTGGGAATCCAGGATACGGACCAGTGCAAGCAACTCCTTGTTTTCCATCACATCTGTAATAAGTTTGGAGATGTGTTGGTACGGGGCAACTTCTCTCGCATTGTTCATAGTTTGAGAATCTACCAGCATGAGCGGAGGCGGGTTCTTGGACTAAATGACATCCAATACCATCCACACACTGATAACTAAAACCGCCCAAATGGGGTTGATGTTGCCCACCAGGTCCCAACTTAAGTGGAACACAATGTCCGGGGGCGCCAATTTTTTGGTTATGCTGGCTAGACTCCACGCATTTAAAATTAGGGGGACATTTCTGACCTGTGGGGCCACATGTCATCAAACTAACATGTTTGTTGTGATGCGCCGGGATCAACTCGGGGACGCAATGTCCGGGGGCACCGATTTTGCCACCTGACATGCATTTGTAACCATCTGGACAGTTCTGTCCAGTAGATCCACTGCATGGAATTAAATGCATAGGCGTTGAGGGGTTAACGCACATTTTCACACCCCCCGTATCACCACCGGAAGCGCGACAGACAAGCGGGTAATCACATGGGACACCACCCATATCACCTCCACTAGGTCTGCATGGATGTCCTAAAGTTCCGCGGTTATCATTATGAGAATTCGACATTTTCTTTATTATGAGATAAAAAATTGTAACCTTATTTTTCATAAAAGATGTCAGAGACAGAGAATTATGAAAAATTAAGCAAAAAATTGGCAGAAGCTACTTTTTTATTGCATCAAATGCGTATTAAAAATGCTCAAGATCCCCCTAAAACAAAAACGAAAAATCCGGCGGGTATAAAAAACTCAGTAACAAACAATTCGCATAATAATTGGGTTAGATCTCTAAGAAACAGTTTTTATAGATGATTTATGTCAAATTTGATACAAATCACAAAATTAATCTATGTAGATAACTAACTTAAAACTCAATTGAGATTCAAATAAATGAAACAAGTGTTGCTATACAGTAAATATTCAGAAAGTTGCCGGCAACTTCTTCAAACAATGCAAAGATTTGGAGCAAATATAGCCATGGTTTGTCTTGATAATAAAGAAGTTCGACAGAGAGTAATGAACGACAAAAGACTAAATATAACAGTAGTTCCCACACTTTTGTCCCTATATGATACTGGGGTTGTTGAAAAATACGAAGGATCAAAAGTAATGGAATTATTGTTAAGTTCATTCGAGAAAATCAATCAACAAAAACAAGTCACTATACCTGAACCACCGCAAGCACCCGCGGAACAAAAAACAATAATAGAGGAAAGTCCTGGTGATACTAATTGGGCAGAAAGAATGACCACCAAAGTAGCTAAACAAGAACCACCCGCCGTTCGTAAACCACCTGAAGCTTCGGAAAAACACACAAATATTTTAGATTTGGATGCCGAAACAAATAATACTGAAAGCCCGCCAGTTACCTTACCACCCCCTGCTAGTAATAGTCCCGAGTCTTCAGATGAAAACAACGATAGAGGTCAGGGGGAAAATTTACCTATTAAACAATCTTCTGGGGTTAGCGCATTGGCGGCTCAAATGGCAAAAGAACGAGAGTCACAGCAAGCAGCTATGCCACGTGGAGCCGAAAATAATATTCGCCCTAGTAATTAAATGAATACGATTGTGAATTTAATATTAAGAATTGTAGCTTTTGGAATAGGTTCTTTTCTATTGCTGCAATTTATCTTTGATTGTGATATACACAGTGGAGTCGGTATAGCAGCCTTGTTTGGGTGTGCTATATTAGTTGCCGTGGCTTTTTTCTGTCTTTACAAGCCAAATAAAGAAAAATGGAGAACAGCTTAAATTTTAACATCCATTAATGTTAAAATTATTGACCTACTTGGATAAGTCTTTCTTCTATCTCTGGTTTAATATCCTTTATGATTTTTAAAAACTCGTTATAAGCCGGTTCCATGGATTTTCTAGTAGCTCCCGATAAAATTACATTGCCCGAGTGAAAAACCAAAAAAGTATTGTGTTTTACTTTATTTAATTCCTTTGTTTTATCACTCGGGGATAGTATATCCAAATACTCTTCATATGTGGTCGTTTCGGTCGACCACTCAGTTTTTGAAATATCAAGAACGATAGTTTCCAATGATTCGTATATAGAAGATCCACCTCCTTCAATTGGCATTTTAATGTTACAGCCGGTGTAACCAAAACTTGTTTCAAGCAAACTTCCATAATTTGTGCTTTCATTAAAATAACAATCTAGATTCTCCCTGTTGACTTCGAAACCAAGAGAAAAATCTATGTTAGTCATAACAGTTTTAATTATCACTCTGACATGCTCTTTTTCTTTTAAAGTGTACAAAGTATGATCATCAAGATTCAAAATATGATCCCATAGATGTTTTATGCATTTAACAGCGTGTTCATGCTTTTTGATGCCTGTCATTTGAAACTTTCCATTAGCAGAAAGTTTAAAATTAACAAGTTTATCGTCAACTTTGATAACAACAGATAAAGCATTTCTGAAATATCGGTTACTACCTTTCTTTTTGGGTTTTTTAAGATCAACTCCTTTGACTTTTTCAAAAAATTTAAGGGTAATTATAGATCCAGAGGGTAAATCTTTATTTGGATCTTCAATATTCTTATGACTTCGTCGACCTCGTTTTTTGGGTATTACTGTGTAAGGAGCCACAGGCAACATATTGAAAAGTCTAGATATGTCATATACAGCATTTGACAGGCCGATGACTGTCTTGGTAGACACCGGAATTCTATCAAACTCTGGTGTAACTAATTTTTGTTTATTTTTAGACATCTTTAACTTTTCTTAAATTCGCTTTAAATTCAATTTACAAAAAAATTAGGAAAAGTTGTTTGAAAATTTTTAATAGTACCGCCATGCTCTAGATAAACCAATCTTCTTTGCCTATAGTGTCTTTCTAAAACCGGAAATTTGTCCACTAAATCAAAAATTACAGGTACACCTTCTTCTGTTCTAAATACCCTACCTAAATATTGAATAAAATATTCTTGTAAATCAGCTGCCACAATTAAAGCATCCAGTTTTGGATGGTTAAACCCAACACCCGCCTTCTGAACTGTCGCGATTAACACTCTAGAGGTAGTATCAAATTCTTTTTTCATTCCCACCAACGAAGTAACATCAATATTTTTAGCTTTCAATTTTTCAACAATTGTTTGTACATGTGACACTCTTTTGCATAAAACTAAAAAACATCTGTCAGAAAAATGCTCTATTATTTTAACAATTTTGTCATTTCTTTCATCTGATTCTGCTTGAGAATTCAACACACTATTCCAATCTAGTTTTCCCATTCTTGTTTGCTCCACTGTTGGAACGAAATTAGTTTTTACGCGATATACTAAATGTTTTCTATGCAATTTTCTAAATATAATGTCCGAACCAAAATATGCAAATAATAAATTGTCCATCCCATCTGGTCTACTCGGAGTAGCACTAAGTCCAATTGCGTATCTTGGAGAAACATAATGCAAAGAATTAGAAAGTTTTTCGGTGCCTATCAAGTGCAACTCATCAACAACTAGTGTACCTACGTGATTAAAAGTATCTCTCGGTAATTTTGGAACGTTAATTGCGTTGATAATGTAGAAATGAGCCTTTTTATCTACCTTGGTTTTAGGTTTGACTTTTTGGATAATCGCGCCATCACAAAATTTTTTAATAGATTCCTCCCATTGATCTATTAATATAACTCTACTCACGATGATTAACACTGGCATTTTAATTGTCAATGTTATATTGATTGCTGTTATAGTTTTTCCACCCCCTGTAAAAAGGGAAATTATAGTAGTACCTTTTTTATTTAGTTTTCGCAAAGCCTCTTTTTTAACTTCTTGTTGCAAAGGTCGCAACTTTCCAGAAAATTTAAGTTTTAACTGAGGAAAATCTTTTCTACTTCTGCGTTCAAGTTTAAGAGTTTTTTGTGCGAAATATAATGGTAAATATACATCATTATCTTCTATATCAAATGCGCAAACTACTTTGTCTGAGGGTCCATATTTTGTTTCTTTTGGTGTAAACTGTAAATTTCTTGCTATATTCGTTTTAAGCTCTTCGCTTAAGTTATCTAAACAAACTTTGATTGACATTTATTATATTAAATTGTTAATTTAATATCAGTTCTTTTTTATCTGGTAAACAAAATTATCGCAACAATGAAAATAGCAAAACCAGCCAAGAAATACATCCAATTTTTAGACAAAAATTCCTGTATTTGTCCATTGGAGGAACTACCACCAACAGCGGGCTTGTCAGATTTTTTAGATCCGGAATTTGGATTTTCAAAACTTTTAACATTATCACTTTGATGATAAGCAATCCATTGTGATTTATTGCCTATCAAAGAATTGTCATTGGGGCAATTTTTCAATGGCGGATTTTTACCCTTTTTAGTATCACCCCAGCCGGGTAAAACAGGTAAATCTGTTTTAGATTCTACATCTTTCAGCTCAAAAGTGACATAAATTCCACTTGTACCCGCGCCGGGTGGTGTTTCCAACGCTCCATTTGGAAGTAAACTTTGATCGTAATTTTGCCATTCGTATGAAAACTGTGAGAAAACGTTAACAGGGAACATCGCGATATTAAAATATCCATCATCGTTCCATCGTTCACTCCATGAATTTCTAACAATCCAATAAGGAATTTTAACTCCATTCAAGGTACTTACATTATATCCAACAATAACAACAGCGTGGTTACCCGCGTAAGAAGCCACATTATTATTTTCTATGTAAACATATTCACCATTAGCTAACTTTTTCCAAGACATATGGGGATTAGCCTGTAACTGAGGGTTTTTGTATTGATGTGTAGATTGTTGCAAATTCCCTGGTTTGCCGGCAATAAAATCACTCAAGACAGCGTAACATCCTATAACAGATCCTTTAGTGTGTAAATGATTCATTATTGCTTTTTGAGTAGAGGAATATGTTCCAGAATTGAAATGTTTCATGTTACGAATACTTCCATCTAACAAACCTTGTATACCTCTTTGATACAACAATGAATTTGGATCTATTGTTATGATAGAATGTTTGCCTTTGTAATAACAAGCCTGAGTGCCATAATTAGAGGTAGGAATTGAACCATCTGGGCTACCTGTTAAAAAGCTAGCAGCAGCTTGGTTAAATTTAGACGTAGATGCATCGGCGCTTACCGGCATGGAAGTTCCGTTACAAGTAACATCGTACCATGTATAATCATTGCAAGAATCAAACACTAATGGCAATCCACCACCTGCAAGAGATACAACTCCCATACGAGGATCACCACCTCCGCACCCCATATTTACAGGGTTTCCTTGAAAAGACCTAGGCCAAATAGAAGGAGCAACATTAGAGCCGACATCTTCATCATTCTCACCCGTGTTAATCATCACAGAAGTAACACTAACGCTTTCAGCAACCCCGTGGTTTAATGCTAGCAAATCTGAAGATACTCCTGCTATGGCATGTGCCCAACAACTACCACATTTTCCTTGATTTAAAACTATTGGATGGATACCCTTTTGACCATTCTTGACCGTACCATTTTTTCTTATATCCCAAGAAACCGGTAACTGAACAGCCGCGGCTGCTTGTAATGCATTCTTGTGCTTTGCAGTAATTTTTGGAACAACTGAGGTAAAAGCCACCAACGGAGCTATGTACAAAGGTCGAACTTTACTCGTATCTCCGTATTTACTAGAACCTTTTTCTATTAATGTAAATGAAGCCATTTATCTTGTTTCAAGATTATTTCTTATTAATTGTATGTAAAATCCTAGAAATAAAGCATTCGTGATATCTGACTCTTTTTTTTCATTAGCAATTTGGCTGATCAGAAAATGTTTGATTCTTAAGATTTCATCCGTTGATGAATTATTAGCTTCTAATCGAGATACAATATCTTTGAGTTTGGTTACCATAAAAGCTTTATCGCAATCATTCATTTTGTCAAAAGATTTTAAACTTTAGATAAATGGAAGCCAATTCTGCATATAATTTGCTGGAAAAATACCCAGACAGGGTGCCCATAATAATTAAATGCCATGAAAAAACTTTAGATTTGGTTCGAACAAAATTTTTGGTACCAAACAATTTTACCCTCGGAGAACTAATGGTAGTTGTACGTAGATATCTAAAAAACTTAAGACCCTCAGAAGCTTTGTATACTTTTTTTAATGGTAAAATGTATCCTCAATGTGCGATGATATCACAAATATTTGCAGTAGAACAAAAAAATTATCATTTAACAATGATCTTGTGTAAAGAATCTGTTTTTGGTTAAATTACGTAATTTAACCAAATAATTATTTTGAATTTGAGCTACAATGTAAAAATACAATTTTAAATAATGCGAGAGCAGCTGTTACAGAGAAAAACACGTCACCATCGGCTTCCGGAGCGTTAGGTAAAAATTGAGATTTTGTTAAATCATTAAAAGGACAAGTTCCTTCTTCTTTAGTTCTAAAAGATCTCCAAATTAATGCAACAATACTTAAACTTAAAATGTATCCATTAACTAACATATTTCCAAAAAGTATGCCCACTACAACAGCTATTAAAGCAAAATAATGAACTATATGAACAAAATTATCTCTCATTTCATTCTCGGGGAAACAGCAGCAAGTAACCATAAGAGCAACTTGTACCGCGAGAGATATAGCCATTATCCAAATACTTACCAGGTCTTTTTGTTTTGAATTAACCAAGAAATACAAACATATTGCAGAAAGTACAATAAATATAGCTAGGCCTATTAACATCTTTTTATAAAAAGGGGGAACCTTAAAAACAAAATCTTTTACAGAAATGAATGATTTTGAGTGTCCTATTTGTTTACAAGAAATTGAAATGGCTTTACAAACTCCATGTAATCATTACTTTTGTAAAAAGTGTTTAACTGATTGGCAAAATCAAGAAATTTCTACGGGAAGAAATCACGCGTGCCCTGTTTGCAGAGACAGTATTCAAAAAATACGAGCAGAATATAATTTATTAAATTCGAGTAGCGACAGTGATACCTCAACTAATTCAGACGAAACATCTGATATTCCTGAAATAAATCGCGTCGAGTGTCCACATAAACGTTTATTTGTCTTATTAGGCTGCTGTACGTGCAGTCTTGTCGTTACTGTTATTTTTATTTGTGTTCATTGATTTTTTACCATAATCAATACATGTTTTTGCAAGATAATACTGGCCATTCCAGAACGTTAGCAATACTTGCAAAATGACGTAAATATTAGGCTTTTTGATCAAGCTTGGTATAGCCAAAAAACAAGCTAACAAACATCCGGGAGATCTAAGCCACATACTAATCCAAGTATAAAACAGTTTTTCAGACATAGGGTTTAGTTTCCCCAATTTTACCATCCATAATAGTAAATAATCTGTAAATCCCGGCAATCCCGTCATGAAAAATAAACCAACGGTTGTAGCCCTACTTGGTTTTAAAATAGTGACAGGGGCAGCCAGACCTAACATAACGATGTGATGTACCCATTCATCACGTTTTAAATTCTTAAAAAACATGACAATATGATACAAATGAGATATTATTGCCAATTCAAATGTGTATAAAGACTTAGTGTTCCATGGAGTTTGGAAACATTTATCTATATTCGTTAAACAGTAAACAACATCTTTATATCCAAGAGCACATACCATCAAATTTGTAATTGCATGTATAAAAAACCAACGCGCGTTATGGGGGACATTTTGTTTTTTAGTTATAAACCTGTATAATAGGATAGAAGCATAATCAACTCCAAACATAAAAGCACATGCCACAATAGAGAAACTAGAAAGTATTTTCATCATTTATACTTTAGAGGAAGTCCTATAAAGTATTTTAAAAGTATTTAGAAACCGCTTCTTGAGCGAAACTGACAGTTGCGGAAACCGTTGGTAGCAGCTGCATTAGCACGAGCTAATTCTCGGTTACCCGTGAAAGGGTTGCGAGGATCTGGCTGGAAATGCTCGACATGGTGATGATGACCAGTGCTATCTCCATGATGACCGTGATGACCCTTCATTGCATTTGCTCTCATCTGACGTTGCACTTGTTGTTGTCCAAGCTCGTAAGCACCGTAAGAGCAAGTTGCTTCATTAGTACCAGGAAAACTAAAGACGCCGCCGAAGTTACCGGATTGACCCTCAGCCATTTTACGCTGTTTACGCAAAACTCCTGCATCGGTGTAGTACATGTTGTCACCGTACAACTGTGAACGAAGACCTTCATCCGACAAATTAATGTAATCGTAGTATTGAGGCCGCAGATTATTTTCGACTATAACGCGATCAGCCGCGCTGTTGCAGCCTGCTCTTTTTGTGTAAAAAGAATCGGCACACACCTGGCGACCGGCGAGATCAAAACCGGTCCAGTTTGGGCAAACCACTAAATTTGGGTTAAGGAAACGATCTGATTCACTACGTGCCGCGGAGGCTGTGTCGACTTTACAAGTTCTTGTTGACGCTTCAATTGAAATCATTGTTTTCTTATGGAGAAGAAAAATTTTTTTTATTATTGTTCAGAATCCGATGGTAAAAATTCTACCAGACTTTGAAATAATATTTCTAATATATTTTTAACACCTAGCTGGCCATCTATCACTAAATTTTTTGTTTTAAGTTCTGTGATTATTACATTGCTTAATTCTTCGGATTGCATTGAATTTAGTTTTTTCTTGATTTGAGGGTTTATTTCCCGAATAATCGCAATTTTGTCGTTGATGTTAAAACTTTTTAATCTTTTACCGCTCGGAAGACTCTTCTTTGATATTAATTTTTTGTCGTTGATTACTTTTTCTTTAGTTATTTTTTCACCTTTTTCTTTCATCTTTGTCGCCTTTTTTGCAAAAACTTTAGATAAATCTATGTTGTTATCTTTATCATAAAAAATCGATAAATCTAACAATCCTTGCTCGACGACCGTTTCCCCAGAGAATTCAATTAAAATGTACCTGACCCTTTCCTTTAGCTTATCGGAGAAAAAGGATTTTAAATCTCCTGATAGTACAGTTTCTTCGAAACACTCTAAATCAACACTTTTGTCTATTTCAACAACTGCTTTGTTTCCACACCATTTATTATCGTCTTCAGAGCGATACGCTTGCAAACTTATTTTTTGTTCTTCTTCCATAAAATTCAAATTTATTATCCATATTTTTTGGTCATCTATAGAAGTTTGTTTGATCCATCCGCTACGAGTGTATTTTGTAACTATCTCGGTTGATAACTTATCTTTCTTAGCGATCATTTGGTTCACAGCCATTTTCAAAGTGCTAAATATCATATCGCTAGAAAAAAGATCTAAAATTTGTATAATATTTCCACAGTCCTCTTTGAGAATTTCAGCTATTATAAAATTTCCCGCTTTTTCTATATATTCGGGATCTTCTTGAAGATCTAGTACAAAACCCTTATAATTTCCTTGTTGTAAGGATCCAGGTGTAAGAAATAACTTTTCTCCCGATTTCCCCAACGTCATCATAAATCCCTCGGCATTCTCCACGGGTATTTTTTCCACTATCATTTTATCGATAGCTTTTAAAATCGTAACATCCGAAATTAACATATTTGGATTCCATTCTAAACCCTTTTTAGTACCCCTTTCAGCAACTTGTTTAATAATTACTGACATGTTTGATACTGTACAAGTCCTCTTTTTTATCTCACTGGCTTTTAAAGATCTTTTCAATACCTTAATGCAAAAATTTATCGCTTGAGTATCATACCAATAATTAAAATTAGCTGTTTTTAAACATAATTCACCAGTTTCGTCTTCGCAAAACTCTAAATTATCTAATTTATTCATATCAAAATTAGAACATGTGTATTTGCAATCTTCGTAGTCACAATCTCTTGAACCGTCAACTGTACGTAAATTTCTGTTGTAAAATAAAGGACAATCAATCGCGTTTTCCTTAATTAAGTATCTAATTTTAGCTATTACTTTGTCTTTTGACACGTTGTCAATGTATTTTCTTACATCTAACGAATTCATAGCAGCCTCGTATTTTTCTGAATCAAAAAGCTTTTTGCATTCTACGTTTGGATCTGGTATGGCAGCGTATAAATAAATATCTACCCCTAAAAATTGACCCCCGGTTTTTTTGAGCCTTTCAATCAAAACATCATGAGATTTAGCCCTAATTGCTCGTCCCATAACTTGGTCTAACCCGGAATAATTCCATCCAGGTTGTAAAACATGGACTTGCTGTACATCTTTTAAGGTTATGCCTTCTCTACTAGCTTCTGTTCCAATAAGTAAAGATATTATTTCACCAAAACAGTTTTCAGGACTATTAAAAACTTTTAAAATAGCTTTTTTATCAACTTCTTTTGTAGAACCTTGGATAACAGCAAATCTTTTTCTTTTACTTGCAGAGCCTTTATTCCACGGTTTCCATCCTTGTCGTTGTAGGAATTTAACTAAAGGACCTTTCAGAAGTTTATTCTCGCTGTTTAGTACTTTTGTGACAGAGCTGACGTAGCCAAAGCTTTTCTTTTGGTTTGCGTAAGCTTTCTCAACGTTTTCAACGAATTCTCTATACTTGGCTGAGTGATCTGCGGTTCCCATGGAAGCCAAATCTATTGCTTGGAATAAACCTTTATCAACACCTTCTACCTTTTCATTTACCTTTTCGCAATACGCTTCTGTTTGTTCTGGTCCCATAAAACATGAAACCAATTTAAGGGGTTTTACCACGTTGGCAAGTTGTGATTTAACTTTTTTTGGTGTATTTTCGGGGACTACTTTACCAATAAATTTATATACAGCTCCCATAGGAGATTTCATGAAAGAGATCCTGCCTTGAAATAATTTTGCAAGCTGATCTTTTACCTCTTGGGAAGCTTCATCATCATCGTCATCTAAAAATTTCTTAAAGTTTTTTCGTAGTTTATCAAAATCAAAATCTTCAGGTGATGTTATTAATTCCATGACGCTCAAAATTTCTTTAGCTCCGTCAAACATAGGGGTTGCTGACAGAAGCAAAACCTTACAATTTTTCAATCTATTCTCTTGATTTTCAGGTTGAAACAAATCTTTTAATTTTTTATAGTAGTTTTCTTTTTCTGCTCCTGATTTTTGTGTTTGACGATGAATTTCGTCTACTATGAAAAGAGTTCCATTACCCGAATCATATTGAGATTTTATTTCGCGGGCGCTCTTTTTGTTTAAACTGTTGGCAAAAGTACCTACTGTTTCAAAAGAATATCCAACTAGTCTTTGCCTTTGTTTTCCAGAAATGCTTTTGTAAGTTTCTGGAAAACAAGTTTCAATAAGTTCCTTTTTTTGTTGATTTAATATTCCAGTGTTAGGTGCTAAGAAAACTACTTTTTTACCATATTTTCTATTTGCTTCGGCCGCTGCAAAAGCTGCACATGTTTTTCCAGTACCTGTTTCATGCATAACTAATAACCCTGTATAAGGTGTTTGTCCACTTAAAAATCTTCCAACAACTTTTTGCTGGGGGAATAAGTCTCCTTTTAAAGAAACTGGTTCAGCAGCTAATCTATTTTCATAAAATTCTTGCTTATGATATAACTCATTAGCTATATTAGGTCCAATTTCTGGATAATCTGGTATAAAATTGACGACATCCATTTTAATTTAAGTCTTCTTTTTCATTTATAAGATTTTCTTATAAATTTGACTAATCGCTATATTCGTCTTCAGAATCTGAATAAACTAATCTCCCATCATCTTCGTCGGAAGAATCTTCTTCCATCTTATCTGCTGGTTCATTGTACATTTGCCTTGCCAAATTTGGATATTTTTCAAATGCTTTTTGTTTATTCATCAGACAGAGAACTTTTTGAATTGTTTCGTTGGATGTTTTAAACTTACATGTAATTTTAGCTCTTCTCCCTGTGTTGGATAATTGTGTGGCAATGCATTCGTAATGATTTTGATTAACAGCCAGTAACAGAATGGTTTGTCTTGTATTTTTAATATAATCCAAATCGGCTGTTATATAGGGAAATTTGGTTTGACCATCAATCACGATAATATTCACATCGAACTGATCAGACAAAAAAACTAAATATTCGGTGCCAATCCATTCGCTTGGATCTGTAAAATGATCTACCAAATTTTGTAAAGCCATTTTACCGGACATGTCAAATGTTTTTGACATTAAAGAGCGATATTCTACCACAGCTTTCTCGACAGTTTCACTATCAAACTTTTTCAAAATAGATTTAACGTTTGCGGAAACTTTTTCTACAAAAATCTTAGTTTCTTGAGACGTAAAAATTTGTTTAAGTTCTTTCATATCCTTGTAAACTCCATTTTCTTTACTTTCATTTCCAAACTGGGACATATCTAGCAAATTTTCACCACAAAGATGGTAAATTAATGTCATAGATTTTTTAGAAACCACTTTGTAAATCCAAGAACGACTTTTAGATTCTTTGTATTTGTCCGGGGACTTAAAAACTTTCGATACGATCTTTTCGGTATTTCTTAACTCCTCAGTCAGGGCTAGAAAGGACGGTTCCCCTTTTTGAAGAGTTTGCCAATTCTGCATAGTCAGCTTTCTACCGATTTTACTTCTAATAGAACTAGCTCGCTGCTGTCTCTCTTGTTCCGCAACACCTCGAACTCCATCCCCATTTAAATCTCTATATTTCTTATCTACAGCTGTTAAAATAGCGTGAAAAAAACAGGAGCCATCTCCTATTGTTCCAATTCTCCATGCATTCTCAAGATAAGGAGAATCATATTTTTCAATTTTTCCCCATGATAAAACAGATGGAGAACTATAATTTTGACTTGTAAATGCCATTTTAAATTTAATTTTTGCCCTTTTAAACAAATTATGAATTCTGAGTTAAATATTGGTTCCCCACAACCTTATGATATTAATAATCAAACTTTTTTAGTATTCAAAGATGCGAATCCAAAACCTTTAGTTCCCCCAAAAGGATGCAGGGATGGATTAAACGCTGAATGCATTAAAGGCGTAAGTCTTAACGATTGTATTAAAACTTGCTCTGATAATGATGAATGCACTTTTGGTTATTTTATCGACAAAAACAATAATACAACTTGTTTACCTATATTTACAGGTTCTTATTACCCAGAAGCCAATCCTTTGTACTACGTAAAACCAAAAGACAGTTTTCCCTTGACTAAAAATGCAACTACAGCTACTTTTATTAAAAATGTATGGTTTAAACAAGGAAAATTACCCGACGAAGCAAATGCTGTTTTTATGAACGACGAAGTAAAACTGGTTGATACATGGAAAAGAGAACTGGAATTAAAGCAAGGGTTTGTTAAAATGCAACCTGTTGGTAGCAAAATTACAATTTTGTCATCTTTTATCGACGAATTAATCGACAAAGTAAACTTTGGTAATTTTTTGTCTTTCATACAAGGTGATCGCAAGAGTTCTATAGTATTAGAAGACAGTGGTCAATTGGATAAATTGTCAGGAAGTCCGCATCGTAATTGGAAACAATCTTCTGAAAGCGCTTTTCAAATTTTACCAGTAAACAAAGTTTCCAAGGATGCAATTTTAACGTATGGTGAACCTTTTGCGATTAAAATTTACGATAGATTTGTTGTAAGCGACAAAGAAACTGGGGAATTGCACTTAATACCGGCCAGTATTGGACAATGGGGTAAACATATCAATCCGCCTTATTTTAAAGACTTAAATTATCTAGCAAAATCTTTGTTACCAAACAAAGGTCTTATTTTTACATTTACACCAAGCAAACAAGTTTATTATTGTGATAAAGGAGTTTGCAAGTCTATAAATCTATCAGAAGCAAAAACATCTGGAGAAAATGCCAGGTATGACAATAAAGTTTTATATACACAACCCAATTGTTTTTATTCATGTAAATGGAATCAACAAAATGAAACTACTTCAAATTCTTTACAAGAAAAACCCAAGAAAAATTGTTCGACGATACTTATTTTGCTTTTTTCTCTTGTAGTATTAAGTTTCGTAGCTTATGTAATAAATTAAATGATATATTTAATATCATTTAACACAATCAAATCACGCATCCGGAGTGTGTGCGCGCTACACACACTCAACTTGCCAAGTTATTACTAAAAATAGAAAGAGTTTCTAGAAACACTATGTTCAACTCTACCTCTGATATAGTTTATAACGAGTAGTTGGATGTTTACCGAGCAATTAATTTGTAGTTATTTCAACGTGATATAGAAGAACTAGCTACGATAGTTGTACTTTCGCGTCAAAGATTTCTATAATTTAGGCGTCCCCAAAATGTTAATTAAATACCGGTCACAGAAGCGTCCGCTTTCGCAAACACAGTCCGTGTACAGTACTGCCATGGAAACATTTGCACTGTACCCATCGGAAAATTATTTAACAAGACAGAATCTCCCGAATTATTCTCATTGTTTCTGTGAGATCTTTTCCGAGAAAAACTAAACCACGAATCCAATACTTAGTTTCCTGGTTAATCCATCACTTTTATCAGACAAAAAGTAATAAGACACAAAGGCACTTATATATTCTATCCAGAGGTGTTTAAAAAACCATCATAAGCTATACAAGAAGCCGAATGGAGTTGCTTGACACCAAAATACAACTTTTAATACCTATTTTCATTTCTATAAATTTAATTACGCGAAAGATGTGTAACCAGTGTAAAGAGCTGCGGGCGAGCTCATTCCAGCTACATCTCCGTTTGTTGGGTTAGCTCCAGACATTCGAGAACCGGCTTGGTTAAGATTCGCATAGGCATCTGCAACCATATTAGCAGAAGTACTGGCGAATGTGGATGCATTCACTGAGGAAGGAGGAGCACCCTGTTCGACAAGGTCGGTGACGTTCATACCAGACAAGGCCGAAAGACCGCCATTGGCCGCGTCCATAGACACAAGACGAATGGTATCGTTAGCACCACCAGAACCGTTACCAATTCCAAACATGGCAGCCATAGCACCGGTGCTAAGACTATCAGCAGGTCTGGCAGATGTTTGCATGTATTGACCACACGGGGTAATAGCAAGATCACCACGAATCATATCAACTGTTCCCGGGCACCTAGCACGCTGGAGTGTCGAGTAAACCATGCGATCAGTCATGAAAGCAGCCCCAACATTTCCATCCATTGACGCAACTGGGAGTTCACTGGTAAAACTAGTACCACTCGATTCGAGCATCGAATCCTTGGACTGACCTTGAGGACCCGAAAGGGCATCAAAATCAGCTCCCACTAAATTGGACCTTCCATACCCGGCTGCGATAGTTCCAGCAGGTCCGCAACCCGCTGGGGAAGATTTTTGATGCATGTGGTGACCTTTATGGCTACCGTGGCTAGTGTAATGCTCGGCGATGTTAGCAGCTTGTTCAAAATTTTCAAAAGGCGTTGAGTTTAACCCAGCTTGTACCCCAAGACCAGGGCCTGCCAGAGCCATACGAGGTCCAGCTGATCCGATGGAGTCAGCCATCATATTGGTCGCGCCAATCACAGTTTTTGGCTGCATACTTGGCGTTGGCTGAAAGAAAACAGAGTCAGGCAAGTCGCTTAGTAAACTTTTGCCTCCCGATTTTGAATAAGAAACAGTGTGCATATTTGGTCTTAATGCCACATTAGTCCAATTTTCAACAACAGGGGAAGATTTAGAAGCCCCGGCAACATTAAGTACCAAAAGGCCTAGTGCTACAAGTCCTGCGACAGAAACTAAAATTTTAGTAGTAGTAGACATATTTTTTATCTAGAGATGAAAAATAATTTTTTTGAAAAAGTGTAAAACCCTTTTAAGATTATCGGGATCTTGGATTGCACATACCACCGCGTGTAAAACTTCTTTGGTGTTTAGGGAATCTTCTAGTTTGTTCAAGATTAGCGTTAGCTTTACGCATTAATCTCTCTTGCAGATCTGTTCTAAAATCCATTGTGTCATTTGCAAATTTTTGTTGTGCGATAGTTCTTGCATATTTGTTTTGTTTTTCAAAATATTGTGAACTGGGAATTGCCTGTGTAGAAACACTTGAAGGTATAAAATCAACCTTACTTCTGGTAATGTAGTTAGGCCGTTTATATGCATCTACATCATCGTAATAAAATCTAACCTGACCTGTTACCGGTTCAACATATGAACGATAACTAGTGCCATAACCAGTGTATCTCGGGTCGTAAATATCTGACAAATGCGTTTGTCGGTCATACGGAATTAATTGCTCTGGTTTTTCAAAAGGGACAGGTGTAATATTAGGATCATGGCCTATAAAAGTTGTACCATTTTTATCTTTTTTACAAGTCACTGGTTCAAATTGCTGTGTAAAGGAAATTCCAATATTTGAGCTTATAGGTTCAACTATTTGATTTCGAGTGTAAACCCCTGGTTGCAAAGTTGAAGTGTAAGTTTGCTTGTTGTACTCATCAAACACTGGGTCTTTGGCACACTTTCCAAAGGCTACATTACTTGGCAAATTATTATCAATTGGTTGCGTTGGGAAATAACCATCACTCATAAGCACGTCTCCGGAATAGTGATTATCACTTAAATTATATAAGTTTGTTTTTTTACTTTGATGATATGGAAAATTATAAGTTTTCTCGCCTATAGGAGTATTTGTTATTGGGGTAAAATCTCCGTTAACTGAAACATCGTTAGGATTAGTAAAATTCTCAACCACATCTTCTATGGGTGTAAAAGTATCTTGTAATAGTTCGAGATTCATATCTTTATCACCGATACACATGGTTTGACCAATATTATCGGTGCAATCATAAGTTTCTTGACTAACTAAATAACCAGATCTAGACAAATCTTGGTTTGTTGCGGTGTTAATACCGGGTCTGACAACTAAACTGTTTTCTTTCCAAGCAGACGACAGGGGTGGAGGTACTCTTACAGGAGCTACCATAGTACGTTTTGCTGGATTTCCGGCCAGATTTTGATTTACAGAAACAAAATCTGGTCCAGGATTTACTTGACTGTATATTGTCGCTATTCTAGCTGGATTGTTGCTATTTCTTGAACAATTATTAACAGTTTTATTCGCACAACCACCTACATCGAAAAATTCTACGCTATATTTTTCGGCGCACGACTTTGTAGACGAGGGTCTTTTTGACAACGGAACCCGATTAGTCGGGGATTCATAATTCTCTGTGCATTTCATATTTCTTAGAGAATAGAAAAGAATAACTGTCAATAATATTCCAACTGCCATAAATACAAGTCCATACCACCATCTTGAGTTTCTCGATAATGCCATAAAAAAACATATTAAGAGTCCTATCAACACACTTAATTTAACTATAGCATTTAATTGCTCCGAAAAACTCATACTTGGCAGTGGTATAATCTCGAAGTTACAAAAAAGTTCAGAAAATTTTTCTGTCCAAAATTTACCTTCGCATGACATTTTTAGTTATAGTGATAAAATGATTTTATAAATTATATTTTGATTCGCGTAAATGCCTCCTAAAAGATTAAGAAAAAGCAAGCATACTTTTATTCTATCTAAGATCGACGTAGAAGTGGTCGATCTTAAATACGGATTTAGTTTGTTATCGAATATAGGTGTAGATGTCGCGGCTGCGGCTGACACAACTTTAATAACAGATCTACCCGCTGTTCAAAATTCGGATATTGCACATTCATTTGTAGATGAATCAAAGAAAAATCATCGCTGTATTGTAACAATGCAAGATTTGATTGCAAATGAAAGGCTCCCTGCTTCAACAACTACTTGCTGTTGGTGGTGCAGGCATAATTTCACCACAACTCCCATTGGTTGCCCGGTTTCTTTTGTCCCGGGTAAAGTTACTAAAACTTATCATTCTGAGATAACAAAGGACAAGTATTCAATAACCGATAACATTAGTAAATTCCGCAAATCAATTCTTGAGCTATTGATGAAAGATCACGAGTCTGTTTTTCAAATAAAAGAAAACCACGAAGAATTTTTTATCATGGACGGAATATTTTGTTCATTCAACTGTTGTTTAGCGTATATTGAAGATAGTTACACCGAAAATATTTACAAAGACTCTTCTAGTTTGCTATATTGCCTTTATCAAAAAATTTTTGAGAGTGTCAATATAGAGGACGTAATTTTGAAACCAGCTCCCCACTGGAGACTTCTGCGATCTTATGGTGGAAACATGTCCATAGAAGAATTCCGTAAAAGTTTTAAGACAGTTGAATACATTGATTTGGATGATCACGTGTTTAGAATGCCTCAATGTAGAATATTAGGTCATGTTTTCGAGAAAAAATTCAAATTTTAAGGTAAGATAATAATAGAAAACATGAGCAAAGAAGTAACTACTGTCAAACTTCCAGGCATGGAAGATTTTCAAAAAATGATGAGAGGAGAATGGGACGCCGGGACAATGAAAAATGGTCAAAAAATTGATCCTAGGAATCTTATATTTCAAAATAGAGTAAAAGATGAAAGTGAATGTTCATTATGGAACGATTCGCGATGGAAAACCGCGAGAGATAATATGTCAGAAGATCAGTATCAACAATATCAAACGATAGGTAACCAATTTCATGGTTCAATTAATTACACCGACGGAACAAACACTGGTGTACCAATACCAGAACCTGCTAGAGATTCGGTTGCTCACATTATTATGGGATTGAAAAGCGGTCTTTTACCTTCAGACTTAACAGAAGAAGAAAAAGATGTGATGGAAGTTTTCCAAGGTAAAGAATGGTATAAAAATTACGGATTTGATAGCACAAGCACTGAAAAAACAGATACTAATACTAAAAATAAAACAGATACACACAGCCAATAACTACTTGATTTATCAGACTTAAGGCTTGATAAATTTTCATTCACAATAGTTTCAGGTGAAACACCAGCGCTTATATCTTTTTTGTAACTAGAAATTTGTTTGTTACAATCATTAATTGAAGTGTTTGTATGACTGGAAGGAACACAGATTTCGGCATTATTAACAGAAAAACCCTTAGGCTTTTCTTTCATGACAAATATAGGAGAAATATCAGGATTTAGCGCGTATAATCTCGAAGACCAATCAAACCCTTCTGGGGGTTTACTTTGATTAGAAATAAATGAACTGAGACCATCAGAAGTTTTTCTTCGGTGTACATATAGTGGAATAGTGCCAGGAACTGGCTTTCTGTAAGCACCAAAAACAACAGTTCCATGCACCGTTGATGTTTCTAACGAATTAACATCATAGTTATTGAAAATATATAAAAGATCTACAATGCCATACGGTGCTTCGTTTTTCCATTCCACGTTAAACATAAAAGTTTCCGGTGGTAAAGGCAATATAGAAGGAGAAAACACATAAAAAATAAATTGCAGTTCCATTCCAAATAAAGATTCGGGGAAATACCATTTTTTGTTTTGTAAAATGGGAAATTGCAATAAGGATCTTGGATTATCGTCAATTTTGTTATACAAAGCCATTGGAACTACAAAATCAGTAGCCAAATTAAATTCTACAAAAGGCATTTTCTTGTGTCAAATATTAGTTTTTAATAGAAATTCTATCAAAAGCTAAACCAATTCTTCATTGCCTGTATCAGATAAAGATCTTTCTCTATTTCTCAAACAAACGCATACTTTGAGCATGATTTTTCCTGTGATGCTTTGTATTTTAAGATAAATTGCCATATTTCCACCAATGATTGCCATTATTTCTGTTACACTCTTCTTGGTAATTTCTCTCATGAAAATATAATCGGCGAAAGCAGATGCCATACCGGACATCACCAATATCATAAAAACTTTATACACAGCTACAAAACGCCTATCGTTATCTTCTTTAATAAAATCGGATATATAAAATGGTTTTGAATGCGGATATATACTCAAAAATGGAAAATTTAACAAAATAAGCAAACTTCCAGTGAAATACAAAACTGCTATCCAAATAACATTTCTAAACATTTCGAGAAAAAACGGCAGTGAAACAAAACCAATCGCGAAAGGTAAAAGTAGTCTTTTACATTTAAAATTCATTTATTTTTCATTTAATTTTCTTTAGACGGGTGTGGTATGAGAAATTAATTGGTAATTTTCTTTAATAATTTGATAAACGGGGTTTAGATCAGCTCCCATCTGTGTAAACTCTGGTTTTATTTCACCATCTACATAAAACTTATAACAAGGAACACCATTTACTTGAAATAATTGACCCCAGTTTCCACCCACACTTGAGTCTTTATCAATATCCAAAGAAACAAAAGATACTAAATCATTAGTCAAATCACTTGACATTTGTTCAAATTGTCCAGCGGTTTGTTTACAAGGTCCACACCATTCTGCGTGGAATTTTATGACAACAATTCTTTTGTTATTGACAATTTGTTTAAGTTCATGTGCATTTTTTGGTATAAGAGTAGCACTTGAATTATGTTGGGATTGCGCGTACATTTCTTTAAAAACTGAATTCCTTAAACGTAAAATTATAATTAATGATATGACGCTTCGCAATCTTACGCCTCATGAAATTAAAATAATTTTACAGTATATGGAACCCCATAAAGGTTTGCCTAAAAAAGTAGCTGACGCTGTTAGATGTAGAATACATTCTGATATTAAGCATCAATTACAGGATATTAAAATACACCCAGAATCATTAAAAGAGTTTATGCAAACTATTAAAAAACGGGTATATAAAACTATGGTAGCAGCTGGGGAGTCTGTTGGGTTGACTATGGCACAGTCTCTTGGAGAGAAACAAACTCAAATAACTCTAAACACGTTCCACAGTGCTGGTCTTGCAAATTTAGCTGTAACCAGTGGAGTTCCCAGATTCACGGAATTATTGAACGCTACAAAAAATCCTAAAAACCGATCAATGACCGTTAAATTACACAGGGGTAACCAAACACTTGAAAGTGTTAGGCAAAGTAGCAGAAAATTTGCGTGTACTTTTTTGGGGGAAATCATAGATCAATTTGAAATTCTCGAAACCAAAATTGCCCGCAAACAAAGTTATTACAAAATTTACCATAAAATTTACGGTAAAGAATACCAACAAGCAGATTTTGCAATTAGATTGCAATTAGATCGAGAAGAATTGTTTAACAGAAACATAACGTTAGAGAATATTAGTGACGCTGTCAAAAATTCGTTTGATGATGTTATTTGCGTCATTTCTCCTCTCAAACTCGCGATAATTGATATTTATGTCACAAGTGTTGATATGGATGCAAAATCAAAAGAGCATTATCGCGATATGTTATCGAATATTAAAATTCAAGGAATTGATGATATTAAGCAAGTATTTTTTGAAAAGGATGACAATGATAAATGGATTGTGTCAACAAATGGCAGTAATTTCATTGAAATGGCTCAAGAGCCAAATGTTAATTTCTACGAACTTGTGTCTAATGATATGTGGCAGATATACGATGCTCTAGGTATAGAAGCGGCGAGAGAATTTTTGATTCACGAATATTCCAGGATTTCCGGGGATAATGGAGATTTGTCTTTACGACATACTTTATTGATTGTTGACATAATGACTCAGAGCGGAACATTAACAGCTATCTCACGATATGGAATGCAAAGAGATTTCACAGGTCCGCTTGCCAAAGCATCATTTGAAGAATCATTGCACAATTTTATGATGGCGGGTGTCAACGCTGAGAAAGAAAGTGCCAAAGGATGTAGTTCTTCGTTGATGATAGGTAAACCAATCTCCGTAGGTACCGGATGCATACAATTATTGTTTGATAACGAAAAAGCTTCCGAAAGTTTTCCAGAAGCTCAAAATGATCTGGAAGATTTACTACTATAAATCATAGACCAGTATATATCCTTAAATTGACAAATATGATAGACATATCATATTTGACGTTTTCATTTTCTAGCTATTTATTAAATGGAGGATGTACTTTATAGTAAAGTGTATAATTATGGGTTGAAATTTGATTCAAAAATTAAAGCAAATGTTGATGATTCACTCGTAAAATTATACCTATTGGCTAACACCAATTTAAATTACCCAAAACTAACCTTCCTTCTCAAAAAAGTTCCCCGTAAATTACACAAGTCTCTTTTTGTTTTAATATTTCATATTAGAAATCCTAGAGGAGGTCTTGGACAAAGAATGTTAGGTAGATATGCTTATCAGTGGCTTTTAATTAATTTTCCGGGGTTTTTTAGGGAAATATACAAGTTAATACCGACAAAAGGAAGATGGGATGATATATATTGGCTTTTTCCAAAGGCTTTAAAACTTTCTAACATTCAATTTGTACGAAAAAATTATAATAGTAAAATAACCGAAGAAACTCGGGAAATGGCTAAGAAAGTACAGAATGAAATAGTTCGATATGTTTCTAGCGTTTTTTTGGAAAATTTTTCAAATTATATGCAAGGACTACCGTACGATCGTTTTTTTATTAAATGGTTGCCAAGTGAACATAGTTCTCTGAACCGGTCTTTCCATATAGTTGCGGAATTATGCCATCAATTAAATATATCATTAGTTGATTACAGAGTAATATACGTTTCTCCTATGCGTAAAAAGTTAAATTTACCAGAATCATTAGCATGTGCAAAAGATTGGGATTGTATTAATTTCAAAAATTCTGGCAAAAAATGTCTAAAAATTATGCACAGAACGTACAGCAACAAATCTTCGACTTACAAAACATGGCGCAAAACTAATACAGAAGGTTATTTCATACAACCCGCTCTTATGATAGATTTATATTTGAAAGAATGTTTGACAAATAAAACTTTTTTAGTTCCTGATAGAGAAATAGAGTGGAATAAAACCATTAAATTAGCTCGTCAATTTTTCAACGGCGATTCTATTTGCATCGTGGATACTCGAGGAGGTATGTACATTAAAAGTAAAAATTTTACAGGACTTGGAAACTTAAAATATATATCAATAGCGCTAGGCCTTGCTGCAAATTGTTCCCACGGCAAGCAAAATTTTTCTTATACTTTTAGAAACTTACAAGGTTTCACGAGACACGATTTTTCACATCATTTACTGGATGTAGTGAACAGCTTTCGCTCACAATTTTGTGATTATCCAAAAATTAAAGATATTTTTTCTTTCATAAATATCACCTTTAAAGAAAACATCCCCGAAACAGTAATTTTTGTTGGGGCGGAAAAACCTGTATTACCCAAGGAAAAAATAGAGGGAAATTTTACCTTAATTTGGTGGTATATTACTTCAAAAACAGTTTCTTTTGAAAAACAAGACAACGTAATACTAATATCAGGATGCACAAGAGATATATATAACTATTTGATGTATTATGGAAATTACAACTTACACACAAGTGTTTCTATGATCATCAATTGAGTACTTACAGCTAATATTTTTAACAGTACTTTGGATTAAATCTCAGATTCTCTGTGAATATAATAGTGCCTCAGCAAATACCAGAACGGCACAACGTTGACGACAAGCATTGTGAGAAATTCTTGAAATCACACGATTACCACAATATGTTTTAAAACTGATCTTATCACATGCAAACTTTAATTGTAGAATTAAAGTTATGGGAATTAAACATTTTTGGATTTGGTTTCGTGAAAACTGCGCAGACAGTATAGAAACTATGAATAAAAAAGATGCAAGAATATACAACCTTTTGAAATTAAAAGGGGCGGAATATATCGATACTTTAGCGATAGATATGAATGGTATTTTTCACGATGCCGCACAACGATGTTATAAATACGGAAAGTGCGCGCCATTCAAAAAAAGGTTACTAAAACCTAAAGCAAAACCTTGGGTAATTGAAAATAAATTTTTTGAAATGGTAGCCGAAACAATTGAATTTTATAGAAATATGGTCAGACCGACCAAAAAATTATTGTTGTGTGTTGATGGAGTAGCTGGAGCGGCTAAAATGAGTCAGCAAAGACAAAGGAGATTTAGAAACTCCGACACAAAAGGAATGCCTTTCAATCCAAATTCATTGACACCTGGGACTGAAATCATGGATAAATTAACATATTATCTAGATTGGTATTTCAAAACGCAAATAACTTGTAATCCTGAATGGCACAATCTGGAAATTATTTTTTCGAATGAAAAAGTTCCGGGAGAAGGAGAACATAAAATCGTTAGATATCTTCGAAATGAAAAAGAAACGGGAGAAAAAGTTTGTATTCATGGAATGGATGCAGATTTGATAATGCTTGGTTTAGCTGTCCCGGTAGAAAAGGTTTACATTCTACGAGACGATTCTTTTAATGAAGATGTTATACATTTTGTTGATTTATGTCACGCGAGGCGTCTGATAAGCGCTAGAATGAGTTCAACTCCAGACCTAGCCATTCAAGAAGGTACCAGAACAAGTTCCAAGAGGGTAATTAAAGATTTTGTTCTTATGTGTTATACCGTAGGCAATGATTTTTTACCTCAAATACCCGGTATAGAAATTCTACAAGGCGGTATAGATAGTTTATTGAGTTCTTACTCTGACATTGAAGAAGAATTCGGATATCTTACGCGAAGTCATAGTAATCGAGAATATATAAGACGAAATTCTTTTCAAGTGTTTTTAGAATACGTTTCAGAACTGGAAAAACCTATGCTTGAAATTAAAATTTCAAAGTTATCACAGTTTTTCCCTGATCCGATATTGGAATCCGCTCTATCTGGCCCAGATGGAATTAAAATATTAGATATGGAAGCTTATAAAAATTCTTATTATAACGCTAAATTTCCAGGTATATCTGTTGAGGAAATTTGTCATCAATACATCAGAGGATTACAATGGGTTTTGCTTTATTACACATCAGGTATACCTTCGTGGAGTTGGTTTTATCCATGGGATTACTCTCCATTTATATCAGATGTTTGCAAGTATTTTGAAACTTACAAGGCAAAAAAATACGCTAATGATCAACCGTTGTTGCCATTTCAACAATTAATAACTGTTTTGCCACCGGAAAGTAATAATTTAATTATTCCTGAACTTCGACATCTTGTTTCAAGAGAGAACCCGATTCTAAAAGAATATTTCCCTAAAGAAATTGTTGTAGATTTAGCTGGAAAACGTCGAGAGTGGGAAGGAATAGCTCGTATCCCAAAAGTTAATTATAAAATATTTATGAGAGAATACGATGCAATAACTCTTCCCAAAAATAGAGATACTAGAAGAAATATACCAGGAAAAGCATTTAAATATGTAAAATCAAACGACTCTTTCACTCAAAAATCTCCATGGGGTAGAGCAACTTTTAATGTGTCAAGAATGTTTTGCAGCTTTTAAAAAAAAGTTTGTTCAATAAAGAATCATGATACAATATCCCAAACAAGAACATACCACATTGCCTTCAGTGGAAATGTGGGGGACAAACATGAATATTTTGAAAGATCCTCCAAAAGCTCTATTTACTCGTAGAATAGACAAAGTTGGCTCAACGCAGGAAATAACCAGAATGATTGGCGAAGATTCAGGAGATCGTATTTGTGAAATGATCAAAGTGTATCCTCGTGGTATAAATCCAATGGTTTCTGTTTCTTATTCTAATTACGGAACTAACGGTGGA